GCGTTAACTACTATAGATAATTTAGCAGAAGTGTGCTTGTACCAGAAAGTAACAATAAAACCTAAATCAATATTCACCCCTATAAGTCCTTTTAAAGGAATTAGTAGAGGTGTAGTAGGATTTACATTATCTTGAGTTATTTTAAGGTATACGTCTTTTGATTTCATAACGCAAATTTAGATCCAGCCTCCAAGTACTCCAGCAGATTCTTGAGTATATATTTGCACAGGGTAATATGGCTGTTCATCCGCTCCTTGGATAGCCGGAGGGATAGCTCGCATAATAGTATCTACAAGATCATATACTTCGACTGCGTTAACTACTATAGATAATTTAGCAGAAGTGTGCTTGTACCAGAAAGTAACAATAAAACCTAAATCAATATTCAC